TCTCAACAAAGACGGTCCAAGACCTGTTGGCCAATGGAGTGATTCAAAAACAGGGGCGCGGCGAATATGATCTTGATCAGTGCCTGCGAGCATACATCTCGCGCCTGAGGGAAATGGCCGCATCGCGCGCTGGCCACGGCGATCTAAACCTCACAGATGAGCGGGCGCGCCTGGCCAAGGAACAGGCCGACGCGAAAGAGATGGAGAACGCGATCACGCGCGGCGATTTGGTGTACATTGAGGATGTCGCGAAGCGGGTTGAGCAATCCTTGGCGAAGGTCAGGATGCGCCTGCTGGCGATACCGACAAAGGTCGCGCCAGAGGCGGCGGCGGCTGACGACCCGAAGGAAGTGCAAGCCTTGATCGAAAGGCAAATTGTCGAGGCATTGAATGAACTTGCAGGAATCAACGAGACAGACGCAGGCCAATAAGCTGGCCGAGCGCCTCGATGAGGCAATCAGCCTTGGCATGAAGCCGCCGCCGAAGCTGACGGTCAGCCAATGGGCCGACACATATCGCGTTCTGTCGAGCGAAAGCTCAGCGGAGCCGGGGCGGTGGTCAACATCGCGGGCTGAATATCAGCGCGGCATGATGGACGCGGTGTCGGATTCTGACATTGAGGTGGTGGTCTTGATGACCTGCGCTCAGGTCGGGAAGACTGAACTCATCAACAACGTCGTCGGCTATCACATCCATCAGGACCCAGCGCCGATGCTGGTCGTTCAGCCGACGCTCGAGATGGCGCAGACATGGTCGAAGGACCGTCTCGCGCCGTGCATCAGGGACACGCCTGCCTTGACCGGCAAGATCAAGGACCCGAGGTCAAGGGACAGCGGGAACACGACGCTGCACAAGTCGTTCGCCGGTGGTCATGTGACGGCCTGCGGTGCGAACAGCCCATCTAGCCTTGCGTCTCGCCCGTGCCGGATAATCCTGTGCGACGAAGTGGACCGTTACCCGGTGAGCGCAGGCACCGAGGGCGATCCTGTTTCGCTGGCGAGGAAACGCGCGACGACGTTTCGGAACCGCAAGATCATCTTGGTCAGCACGCCGACGGAAAAAGGCGCAAGCCGGATCGAACAGGCATATGAGGAAAGCGACCAGCGCAAGTTTTTCGTTCCGTGCGCTGACTGTGGCGAGGACCAGGTTCTGAAGTGGGGGCAGGTTCAGTGGGCCGACAAGAACCCATATTCTGCCGTCTACTGCTGCGAACACTGTGGTTCTGTTTGGGATGACACGGCGAGGTTCAGGGCGATCAGGAAAGGCGAATGGAGGGCGACCGCCACTGCGAAGGGCAGAGTCGCTGGCTTCCACATCAATGGCCTGTACAGCCCGTGGACCCCGCTCTACGAGGCCGTCTCTGACTTCCTGAACAGCAAACGCGACCCGATGCGGCTGAAGACATGGGTGAACACGTTCTTGGGCGAGACATGGGAAGAGCAGGGCGATCAGGTCGATGAGATGGATCTGATGGATCGATGCGAGAGCTGGGGCGATGGCCTGCCGGAAGAGGTCTTGCTTTTGACGGCTGGGGTGGACGTTCAGGATGACCGCTTAGAGGTTGAGATCGTCGGATGGGGCCGTGGCGAGGAAAGTTGGTCGATAGCTTATGAGACCATGTATGGGGACCCATCGTCGGCTGAACTCTGGAATCGCCTCGATGTCATGCTTCAGCAGAAGTTCGACCATCCGAGGGGCGAGATGGTGATCCGCTCAGCTTGCGTTGACTCTGGCGGTCACTACACCCAGCAGGTCTATAACTATGCTCGCCTGCGCGCTGGCCGCCGTGTGTTCGCGATCAAGGGGGTGGGCGGCGAGGGCAAGCCAATCGTCGGTCGGCCCACGAAGAACAACATCGGCAAGATCAACTTGTTCCCGGTCGGGGCGGACACCGCCAAGGAGGTTGTCTATGCGCGCCTCAAGATCAAAGAGGAAGGGGACGGTTACTGCCACTTCCCGACCGGGCGAAGCGAGGAATATTTCCGCATGCTGACCGCTGAAAAGAAGGTGACGCGATACTTCAAAGGCAGGCCGAGGACTGAGTGGGCGAAGATCAGGACGCGCAACGAGGCGCTCGACTGTAGGGTCTACGCGACGGCGGCCCTGTCCATTCTGAACCTGAACCTCGAAAGCGTTTACACTCAGGCGCAAAATCAGGTATCATCCGCCCAACAAGCGCAGCCTCACCGCAGGCCGACGCTTCCCATGCGAAGCGGATTCGTCAACGGATACAAATGATGGCCAATCTTTTTGACGCTGCCAATGCCCCTGAACGAGAGCCGCTCAAGTTTGTTCTTGGCGACTTTGTTCAATGGAAGCGGTCTGATCTGGTTCAGGATTACCCTCTTGCGTCCTACAGCGCGCAGTACGTCTCGCGGCTAAGCAGTGGCGCGAATACTGAATTTGCGGTGGTCGCAACTGAGTCTGACGGCACCTATCTGTTCACCATCTCAAGTTCGACATCGTCTGGGTTCACCGCTGGTGATTATCACTGGCAGCTTGAGATCGTCAGGACATCGGACAGCAGCCGGATCGTGATTGAGCGTGGCGACTGGTCGATCATTGTTGACCTTGATGTCAACGGATCAGATCCTCGGTCACATGCTCAGATTATGATCGGCAAGATCGAAAGCATCCTGTCTGGCAAGGCCGACAGCGATGTTGGAAGCTACAGCATCGCGGGCCGGTCCCTGACCAAGATGAGTTTTGCGGAACTCATGGATGTGCGCGATAGATACAAATCGGAATATGCCCAAGAGCTGATCAAGTCACGGCTTGAGGTTGGCAAGCCGAGCGGCGCAACTGTCAAGGTAAGGTTTGGCTGATGGGTCTCTTCGACATCTTCAAGCGCCAGAAGAAGGCGACCGGGAAGCGCGATTATCTGGCTGCCTCAAAGGGCCGCCTGTATATGGACTTCAAGGGCAGCAACAAATCTGCTGACGCAGAGATCAGGTGGGTTCTGCGCGACATGCGGAATCGCGCGCGGGATCTCGAGCGCAACAACGAATATGCCCGCCGCTACCTGCAACTGATGCAGACCAATGTGGTCGGTGAAAGTGGGTTCCGGCTTCAGTTGAAGGGCCGCAACATCGACGGCACCATCGACATGGCTGGGAACAACATCATCGAGGGTGCTTGGTCAGAATTCTGTCGCTTGGGCGGCTGCACTGTGGACGGCAAGATGTCGATTGCCGACCTGTCCAATGCCGTTGTGCGGGGTGTCAAACGCGATGGCGAGGCGTTCCTGCACATTGTCCGCAGGCCATATCTGCGGCATGGGATCGGCGTCCAGATCATTGAGCCTGACCGGGTCGATGAGCAGATGAACGAGACCCTGCGCGACGGCAATCAGGTCCGCATGGGCATCGAGCTGGACAGCACGACGCGCCGCGTTTCAGCCTATCATGTCCTGGTCACCAACCCGGGCGATTACGATTACACGACCACGACGACGGGGCAGTTCCGCCAGCGCATCCCGGCTGACCAGATCATCCACATCTACAATCAGGAACGCGCGGATCAGACGCGCGGCGTGCCTGAGATGGTGACGGCCATGCCCGCGCTGAAGATGCTGCACGGGTATCGCGAGGCAGAGCTTGTCGCCGCCCGCGTCGGCGCGGCCAAGATGGGCTTCTTCACCTCGCCAGCGGGCGACGGGTTCACGGCTGATGGGTTTGAGGACACGTTCACGCCGATCTATGACGCCGAGGCAGGCACGTTCCATCAGCTTCCCGCCGGTGTTGACTTCAAGGCGTTTGACCCAACGCACCCGACATCAGCCTTTGCGGACTTCGAAAAGGCGATCCTGCGTGGAATCGCTGGCGGCCTTGGCATCAGCTACACGGCGCTGGCCAACGACCTTGAGGGCACATCATATTCATCCATCCGCCAAGGCGCGTTGGAAGAGCGGGACTTCTACAAGACGCAGCAAAGATTCTTCATCGAACACTTCATCGATCCGCTGTTCCGCATCTGGATGCAGCATGTGATGGATTTCGCGCTGATCCCGATCAACGGCCCGGGCAAGTTTGCCAAATTCTCGGCTGGCATCTCTTGGCGCGCGCGCGGGTTCCAGTGGGTTGACCCGTTGAAAGAAATCAACGCTGCGGTGGTCGGGTTGCAGAACGGGATCATCAGCCACACCGACATCGCTGCAACCTATGGCCGGGATGCCGAGGAGACCTTTGCCCAGATCGAGCGGGACAAGGAAATGGCCAAGCAATTCGGCCTCACGATGGCATATGAGCCTTTCGGGTCCAAGTTGCCGGTCGAAGCTCAAGTTGAGGGTGGCGAAAATGTCGTATGAGCCAACAGGCGAGATGAAGGTTGAAGCCCAGCGCGGCCTTGACTGGCGTCGGGAGTTCGGGCGCGGCGGCACCGAGGTGGGCATTGCCCGCGCGCGCGACATCGTGAACGGGAAGAATCTTTCGCTCGACACGGTCAAGCGCATGAACAGCTTCTTCGCGCGTCACAGCGTTGACAAGCAGGCCGAAGGATTCAGCCCCGGCGAGGAGGGTTATCCTTCGAATGGCCGGATTGCTTGGGCGCTGTGGGGCGGGGACGCTGGCGAGGATTGGGCCGAAAACATCACAGA